CTTAAGCTAGATACACTAGTAACAGGCTCCGGTGCGGATGACTTTAACAATAATAAGTTTTCTCTTTCAAAAGTTGCTCTTTACAATCAGCCTGCAAGTGCAGATCAAGACTTAGACTCGGCAATTACCAATACAATTACAGGTTCAGTATCCGAGCACATGGTTCAAGCAGCGTATATTAGAAATGGTTCGATTCTAAAACCTAGATATACAATTAAGGACGATGGAACAGGCAATCTTGAAAGACTTACTTTTGGATCTCTTGTTGCAGGTAGTTCAGCAATTACCTTTAATAGATTTTCTGAATACATGAAGTTTACCAACATGTTTTATGGAGGCTATGACGGTCTAAACTTACTTGACAAAGATCAGAGAAAAATGAACGATAAGGCAGCTTCTATTGACGCAGGTGGAAAAGCCGCAGGAGATGCAACCGGTTATGTAGGTCTATCTCCAGATTCTTCTCCCGGTGCCGGAAAAGAAAACAACACAGTTAGTTCTTATAGAACAGCTGCTAGAATCATTACAGATCCTTTTGCTTCCAGAGTTAATATTGTTGCAATACCAGGAATAAGAGATACCTACGTAACAGATTATACATCTGATCTCACTAAAGAGTACAGCAAGGCAATTTATTTGATGGACATCAAAGATTATGATGATACTCCTACACGACTGTACGATGATTCTTCAACAAGACCCAATGTTAGAAAAACAATTGAGAATTTTGAAGGAAGAGCTATTGACAACAATTACGTAGCAACTTATTACCCTGATGTTATTATTGAAGATGAATCAACAGGTGAATCAGTAACAGTCCCTCCCTCAGTTGTTGCATTAGGTGCACTTGGATACAATGACAAGGTTGCTTATCCATGGTTTGCCCCGGCAGGTTTTAATAGAGGGGCCTTAAGTTCAGTTTTGAATACTGAAGTTAGGCTTACAGCAGAAGACAGAAATATTATGTATGAAGCAAGAATTAATCCTATAGCTAATTTCCCGGACGGTGGGTTTGTAATATTTGGTCAAAAAACACTTCAGCAAGCTAAATCTGCACTTGACAGAGTAAATGTTAGAAGAATGCTTCTAGAAGTTAAGAGAATAGTTTCAGAAATTGCAAACGGTCTTATTTTTGAGCAAAATACTCCTGCTACTAGATCAAGATTTATTCAACTTGTAAAACCAAAACTTGCAGCAATTCAAGGAAATCAAGGAATTGACAGCTTTAAAATTGTTATGAACTCTTCAAACAATACAACAGAAGATGCTGAGCAGAATAGATTAAATGGTAGAATTATTCTTGTTCCTACTAGAGCAGTTGAATTTATTGCAATGGACTTCATAATTACAAATTCAGGTGTAAGTTTTGAATAGTTATATTAGATACATGGAGAATAAAACATGGCAGAGTTAACATTTAAATCAGCAGGTGTAAGTACTAGAGAGATAGACCTGTCAGGTCCTACCCCTACCGGGCCTGTTGGTGTCCCGGCTGGCATCGTAGGTACTTCTAATGAAGGACCTGCCTTTGTTCCGCTTACATTTGCCACTTATGGACAATATAAACTTACTTTTGGTGCGTCAGATGGCGAAAAATTTGGCCCATTAGCTGTAAGTGAATGGTTAAAAAATGCTCAAGCTGTTACATACGTGAGAGTTCTTGGTGCAGGAAATGGCAAGAAAAGAAGTGATACGACAGGAAATGTTACTTCGGCAGGATTCGTTGTAGGTGAAAGACAAGTACAGGCAAATGGTATTGTGGGAAATAATCCCTATGCAAACACCGGAGCAACTACTAATGAAGCAAAAGGAAGAACTTACTTCTTGGGTTGCTTTATGTCTGAATCTGCAGAAAGTACAATATTTAGTGCAGCAGGTATTCAAAACTCTGTTTCTGGCTCTGCAATTCTTAGAGGGGTGGTTCTTGCGCCCTCAGGTGTTATTCTAACTTTAAGTGGAAACTTAGCTGGAACAAATACAAAGCCTGTTTCAAGTAACAATGCTGATACTTTGACAGGATTTAGAACAGGTTCGGTCAACTTATCAGGAGGTGGATCTGACTTTGTCATGTTCATGAATGGATATAAGGGCACAGCTTCTAATCCGACAGCGATTACTGCTTCTTTTGACATGAGATCACCTAATTATTTTGCAAATGTGTTCAATACTGATCCTCTAAAACTGGAAGAAAAAGGACACCTGCTTTACGGTCATTATGATATTCATCCAACAATGGCTTCGGTTACTGGTTCTGGGATAATTAAAGCAGGCTCATATGCAAATAACGAAGAGCCTATTGCTTTTATTCTTTCTTCTTCACAAGGTAGACTTGAAAGAGGTGCTACTGACACTAGCGGTGGAGCAACTCCCGTCTATGAATCTTTTGAAGACAGATTTTCAAATGCTTCTTCTCCTTATATTATTTCTCAAAAGTTTGGTGCAGCACCTTACGACTTGTTTAAATTGGAAACACTGTCAGATGGTTCTGGGATAACTGACAAGTTTAAACTTTCTATCGAAAATATTTCAAAATCTACTTCAAGCACAGATAAATTTGGAACTTTTGATCTAGTAGTAAGACAATACAGTGATTCGGATGATGAAAAGAAAGTATTAGAAAGCTTTAGAGGACTTTCTTTAGATCATAGTTCGCCTAGATACGTCGGAAGAGTTATTGGTGACAAGAAAATATACTTCAACTTTGATGCTGATGCTGATTCTCAAAAAATTGTTGTTGAAGGATCACATGATGTCAGATCACGTTATGTAAGAATAGTTCTGTCAGATGCTCTCAAGAGCAAAGAAGTTCCTGACGAAGCTCTACCCATGGGCTTTAGAGGCCCTAGACACTTGCTTACTTCTGGATCCTTGTTGTGTAACGTACCTACTGATGGTATTTTAAATATCTCAGATATTCATAAGAGAGTTATTGAACCTCCTGTTCCCTATAGAGAATCAGTCACGCAAGGTACAGGGCTTTCAAAAAGAGTTGATACTAATCTTTACTGGGGTATTCAAACAAATATTAAAAAATCTCCAAGCGCACCTAATTCAATATCAGCTTTTGATGATTCGTTTAACACTTACACTAAGTATTTTCCTTCTCATAGAACAGATACTTTAAACTTTTCTGAGGGTGATAATGCAGGTGTAGCAGATGTTGCCGGCACCGTAAGAGACTCAGATCGATTTAATAGAAATAAGTTTACTTTAGAAAATATTCAAGTAAGAACAGGATCAGCAGGTACAGCAGATCCAGACCAGTGGTTAAGTGCTTCATACGTTAGAAGTGGTATTATTGCAATTAATAATACAGATAAAACACGCGGTCTTTCAATGAATGACTTGGATGTCGTCGCAAATAGAAAATTCTTAAAGTTTACTATTCCTTTCCAGGGTGGATTTGACGGTGTAAATATCTTCAACAAGGATCAAAGAGATCTTTCCAACAACTCTGTAAAAAGAGAAATTGATGATGAATTAAATCAGGGAGGCACATCAGGCCCGACAATAGGTGCCTACAGAAAGGCAATAGATATAATGGGTTCTACATCAGACGTAGATATTCAATTGTTAACTATTCCTGGAATTAGACACGAATCTGTAATTGATTATGCAATTTCAACTGTTGAAAATAGATTTGATGCAATGTTAATTTCCGACATTGAAGAAAGAGATCAGTTCAATGCGGTTATTACATCTTCAGCACAGTCTCCTCACGTAAGTAATACAGTTAATGCATTTAAGAATAGAGTCTTAGACACATCTTTTGCCGCTGCTTACTTCCCAGACGTCACTATGCAAGATCCAGATACGGGTGGTTTAGTAACTGTTCCTCCTTCTGTTGTTACAATTGGTGCATACTCACTTAATGACAGAGTTGGTCATCCTTGGTTTGCACCAGCTGGGTTCACAAGAGGTGTACTTAACAGTGTCGAAGTTCCTAATGTTCTTTTAAATAGAACTAACTTAGATGATCTTTACGATGCTGACATTAATCCGCTTGCTCAATTTCCTGGAAAGCCTCTATCAATCTGGGGTCAGAAAACATTAATGGCAAACTCTTCAGCTCTTGATAGAGTCAATGTTAGAAGACTTCTAATTGACATACGTAGAAAAGTTAGAAATGTTGCAAATACTCTGCTCTTTGAGCCCAATAGAACAGAAACTCTTGAAAGATTCTCTAACTTGGTTAATCCAATTCTACAGTCAGTACAGGACGGGCAAGGGGTTGATAGGTACAAGGTAATAATTGATACTACAACAACCACACAAGCTGACGTAGAAAACAATACAATTAGAGGTAAAATTTACCTACAACCCACCAGATCTATTGAGTTTGTTGCACTTGACTTTGTTGTCACAAATGCTGGAACAACTATCTAGAAAATACTATATATTAATAACAGGAGATTTTAAATGGCAGAGACTCTATCAGTCACAGATATGCTTCCTAATAAGTTTGAGCCTAAAAGACAGTATCGATGGGTTCTTGCTATTGAAGGTATTGACTCATTCTTAGTGACAACAGCAAATAGACCTAGCGTCACTATCAGTGACAAAAAAATAGATTACATCAACAGCTACAGAAGAGTAGCTGGTAAGCTTGAGTTTGGTGATCTTTCTATTAAATTGCATGACCCAATAGCTCCATCAGGTGCCCAACAGATGATGGAATGGATTAGAACACATTACGAGTCTGTTTCAGGAAGAGCGGGCTATGCTGACTTTTACAAGAGAGATATTCAGTTAAAAATGTTAGATCCGATCGGTACTGTTGTTGAACTTTGGGATATAAAAGGTGCATTTTTAACATCTGTCAACTTTAATAGTTTAGACTATGGTGCAGACGATATCATGATGATAGATGCAACTATCAAGTTTGATAATTGCGTCTTACAATTCTAATTTATTTTAAGTTTTACTCAAAAATTAAACAGTCGTATAATTAATACGACTGTTTTTTAATGGAGTAAGCATGTCTAATCATGAAGTAACGCCAGAACTTGGCGGTGTAATGCGTCAAAATGTTATGAAAGAAGAATTTGGATGGGAAGTACCTATAGAAGCAATACCTATTCCTTCAAAAGGTGTAATTTACCATCCGGACTCAATTCTTTATAATAGAGAAGTTTTAAAAATCAAGTCAATGACAGCTAGAGAAGAAGATATATTAGCTTCTCCGGCATTTCATAGAGAAGGTACATCTCTTTCTCACCTTATTCAGTCTTGTTTAATTGAAAAAGGTATAGATGCAGAAGACATGATTATGGGTGATAGAACCGCTTTGATGGTAGGCATTAGAGTGACAGGATACGGCCCTGAATATCATGTTGCTTCAAACTGTCAACAGTGTGGCACAAAAAATAATTTTGTTGTTGACTTATCAACTCTTCCTATCAAAAGATTACAAATAGCACCGACTTCTCCTGGTCTAAATCAGTTTGAATTTACTTTACCCGTTACAAAAAAGAAAGTTGTATTTAAATATAATACAGCTAGAGAAGAAAGAGAAAGAAAAATGGCTTCTGCTAGCCTTCAAAGAGTGACTGGCGCATCTTCTACAAATAGTATTACTTCTTTCTTAGAAAACTCAATTATTTCTATTGAAGGTGTTTCCGATAGAGCTAAAATTAAACACTTTGTTTTAAATATGCCTGCTTTTGATTCAAAAGCACTTAGAAAATATATTGTTGATAATGAGCCAGGTATGGACATGAGCTGCAAGTTCGTATGTAAAAATTGTAGCTCTTTAAATGAAACAACCTTACCTATGACATCAGAGTTTTTTTGGCCCACTACATAACTGGAGAGAAGCATTTTTAGAAGAATGCTTTTTGCTCCAGATGCATCTAGGTATGAGTTACACAGAATTGCAAAGACTGCCAGTTAGATATAGACACTGGTACGTTAAACGCTTGTCAAAGCATTTTGAAAAGAAAAACGAAGCTGCAAAATCTTCTGTTGAGAAAAAATCAAATAATCAAGACTTACCTTTTTCTAGAATTGAAGAAATTCTAAAGAAAAAGATGGAATGACATAATTATTTGTAAGGAGTAAAAATGGCTGACATTGATTTAACACATTTATCTGATGCTATTCAAAATGCAATTACAAGTGGCTTCAATAGCGTTGCTGCAAAAATCAATGCAGGAGGTGGTCTCGGCGGAGGTATACCCGGAGGAGGAGGCCCAGCTGGGCCTGGAGGAGCCGGTGGTGGTGGGCCTGCAGCTCCGACTAGCCTACAAGCAAGTACGCAAGCAGCAGCTGCTTTGCCGGCCGTGCCTGATGCTGGTGATCCTAGGGTTACTGGTATCGGTGAGACAATAGCGACAGATGTTGTTAATGGTGCAACTAGAGGATTAAAAGTACTTAATAGTATTTTCGAAGATGCAATTAAAAAACAACAAAGTTTTGGTTTTACTCAAACTGCTAATTTAATAAAAAAATTTGGTCCGGAAATTAGAAAAGTTACACAAGAAGCCTTTAACGCTGGCGATTTTTCTGCTATGTTTAACGAAGGTGAAAAAGCAGCCGCACGATCTGTCAGGTCCATGTTGAATTATGCTAAAGAACTTCACCAGTATGAAGGATTAGATTTAGAAGAAATAGCAAGTCGAAGAAGCGAAATTATTAATAGTTTTGGAACATCTAACGTTAATTTACTTCAACAGCATAATGATGCCATGGTACAAGAATCAATTAGGTTTTCAAATGCAATGGACATGTCTGCATCTGATGTTGCTGATTTGATTGGGGTCTCATTTGCAGAAACAGGAGAGGCTTCTGGAGATATTTTAACAGAAATTACAAATCAAGCATCAGCTGTGGGTAATGCTGTTGGTGTTCCTCTCAAAGAGATGGCCCATGGAATTAGAGAAGTTAAAAAAGACATGTACACCTTTACTGATATGACTGTAGAAGGCGCTGCAAGAATGGTTGCAAGCTTAAATCAGCTAGGTATGTCCCTTGATACTTTTAAAAATCTAATGCAACCATTTAGAGATTTTGATTCAGCAGCAACTAAAATGGGTGATCTTTCAGCGATGTTTGGCGTTCAAATGGATGCCATGGAAATGATGTATCTCGCCAACGAAGATGAAGAACAATTCTTGCATAAGATGAGAGAACAACTTCTCGATCAGGGTCTTGATGTTGAAAGCATGTCAAAAACTAGACAACGTGCCTTAGCTGATCAGCTAGGTATGGGTGTTAGAGAAATGAAAATGTTTATGGCAACAGGTCAACAGTTTGCTGATCAGTCTGATCTTCAAGCAGCTTCTCAAGAAGGCGCAACTAGAACTCAAGCAGAAGCCATGGAAACACTAAATAGTAGTATGATTAAAGCAACAAGAAGCGTAGAAGATATGGAAAAAGCTTCTCAACATTTAGTAGCTGCTTTTTCCGGGCCTTCTCTTATTAAGCATACTGAAAATATAGGTGCCTTTCAAAACAAAATTATTGAAGCCACTACAAATACTACCGGTCTTTCTAGAGTTGTTGTTGAACACCAGCAAAAATTAAATGAAATGATGGCGTCTTCATCAGCGTTTATTGGTCAAATTGCGGAAGGAGGCATCAATTCTCTAGAAGGTACTAATGAAAAACTATTAATAGCAGCCGAAAAAGGAATTGCAGGAGTGGCTGAGGTGTTTAGCACCGTTGGTCCTCGTTCGGCATATTCTGCCGATGAAAGCATTCGAAATAGTGATATTGCGGCTCATTCTTGGCCAAAAGCATTTTGGCATATTGCAAGATCTTTTGCAGATACATCTGTCCCAGGCGGTGCTGAGATGAAAGCTTATTATGAAGATTCTATTAAAAGCTGGGGAGAAATATTTTCAACTTCAGTTTCATCTGCTATAGAAGACATAAACAATTCTGCAAGCTTCGAAGAAATGGTTTTGAAATTTAAAGAAGCATCAGCAGAAATCAAAAATATTTCTCAAAATATTGACACTTCAATAAGTGCAGTTTCTTCTGGTAATTTTGAAATTGCAAATCAAGGGTCAGTTACGGTAGAAATAGAAGCAAATAATTTAGCAAGTAATCTAACAAAAGCTGTCAAAGAAGCTCTTTCGGAATTGGAAAAAGACCCAGTAGCTGTTAATGTGTCCGTAGATATTGAAGCTATCAAAAGTGATTTAATAGAGACAATTAAAGAAGGCTTTAAAGACATTGAATATAGTTTTGACATGTCCATCGATAGACAAAAGTTAGCAACTATTATAGCAGAATCAACTGTGTCTCATGGAAGAACCTTTCAAATGAGAGCCATATAAATGAATAAAAATAGTTTTGTAGATGAAATAGTTGTTCAAAAAAATATAATTGTTGAAAACTTAACAGAAGACGAAAAAAAAGAAGTTGATATTTATTTAGATGAAATTTTAAAAGAAATGTCAGATAGTATTAAATTTCTTGAAAAATTAAGACTTAATGATGAAAAAAGAAAAAACATTGCTGGTGCTTTTAAATCAGAAATTGAGGAACAAAAATGGCTAGAGAAACTCTCAAAGACTTTTTACGATCGAGCGGATATTCAAGACCCAACGAAAACCCAGAAGGAATGATTCAATATTCGCTGCAAGATCCTAGTAATCCTGAGAGTGATCTAGATATTGATTCCCATACGGGAGCTCCACTAATAGATTTGGAAAACGAAGGTTCAGAGAAAGGGCTTGTAGGAAACTTTTTACAATATACATCAAGGCAAGCAGGCAATTTTTATGAATTTAAAAAAGGGAATCAAGAAACTTATGCGGGTAACAGAGGCGAAGATTTACAAGATCAAGATAAATTTTTAGCAGAACCTCCTTTTGTTCCTCAAGGAACAGTAGAAGATTCTTTGATGGAGCAATACAGCAATAGTAGATATTTTGACAATCCTGCAACATTAGAAGATGATTTACCTACCAAAATCATTAATAAAGTTTCAGGAGAAGTTCCTATTTTTGCTGGTTTGCAAGGAAGAAATTCTAATGAACTTCTTGGAGGTGTAAAAGATAATAATGACTATCTAGTAGGGCATACTGTTAGAGCACTTAAAAGAAATAGCAGATTTAATATGGATGAAGTCTATCCTGATCCTGATTTGAAAATAGATGAAAATCGTTTTGGTTTTGTTAAAGAAAATTTAGAATTTGATTCTTCTTTAGAGGCATTAAAAAATGCAGGTGCTTCTCAGCTCTTAAAAGCATCCGGGTATATGAAAGTCATAGATCCTTCTAACCCAAATGCTGTTTTAATACAAGAACTGTCTATATTAGATGAAAATACCGGTCCTGAAAATGAATCAAAAGTCAATATGCCTAGTAACGTAGAGGGGTTAGAAGTTCCTAAAATTAGTGCAGAAGCTTTGTTGGGCATGAATGCCACAGGTGTTCCAAAAGACGGTGAAAAATCAGTTCGCGCAGGCACAGGAGTAGAAATACCTTACGAAGAAGGTTCATCAAATTCTAGTTCTTTTGGTGTTATTTACAATCAAGCAATAAAATTTGAAGACATAACACCTACACACAAAATTAAAACTGCGCTTCGCATGATTACGCTATACACGCTAATTAAGTCTCTTTACAAAGAGATTATTGAAGAATTAGTTAAAGAAGACATTGAAATTATTAAAGATGATTTAAAAAAAATTGCTGCCTCACCAAATACAACAAACGCAGGAAAGCTTGCCCTAGGCTTGTGTAGAAAGTCTAAAAAATTTACTGCAAACAATTATTTATTTGAAAACTTTTTAACTCCAACAGACTTTTCCTATGAAGAATGTTTTAATCGAGGAATAAATGTTATTTTTGGAAAAGAAACAGATGCTCCAGAAAAAGTTTCAAATAATATAAATAGTATCTATAATTCTCCGGGTTTTTGGCTTGCAATATCAAACTCAGCAATAAAGAAAACTTTTAGATTTAAAAATGCTTTTGAAAATTTAGATATAGCTTCTTCTGGTCAAGGACAAAAAGAAGCTATTAGGTCAATTATTAAAGAGTTTGGAAACGTTGCAAAGATTGCCAATATTATTGCAATTATTGGTGAAAAAAGTCTTCATCATACAAACGGGTCTACAGATGTTAATGACATTACAAAAAAAGTTGCTAATGTTAGAGACGTTGATCAGCTAGACAATATTCCAGGAAATAGAGTTGGTAAAAGCAGAAGAAAAAAAGATTCTGACGGTGCTGGTGAAATAGGTAGCGAAACGACACTTTTTTGGGAACAAAGTGCAGTCCCCTCTGCATATTTACTCCCGTTAAACATAGTTAGGGCTGCATCTGATCTTAATAATACTTATTCTAGAGTTAATCCAGCAAGAGGAATGCTTGGAAGCAGAATGGTAAGAAACACTTACACAGGCTTAGGTACTGATGGGTCTGGTGCAAGAATTCCAAATAGTGTTGTTAAAATTTTAGAAGACAGATTAGATGCTGAATATGTGCCTTTTTATATTCAAGATCTTAGAACAAATGAAATTGTTTCTTTTCATGCATTTTTAACTCAACTTACAGACTCTATACAGCCTCAATTTAATCAAACGCAAGGATACGGTAGAATCGATCCTGTTCAAACCTATCAGTCAACAACTCGCTCCATTCAAGTAGGATTTACACTTTATTCCACTAATAGAGAAGATTTTGATGAAATGTGGTACAAGATTAATAAATTTGTGACTTTAATGTATCCTCAATGGACTCAAGGATCAATTGTTGAAACGGGGGAGGCTGATGATAAATCTCTTGGATTTGGATTTGATCAACAATTTAAAGGATCAAGATTTGTTCAGCCCTTTACTCAAACTGTAGGTGCAACGCCTGTCGTTAGACTAAGAGTAGGTGATGTTATTAAATCTAATTATTCAAGATTTGCACTAGCAAGAACTTTTGGTATAGGTGACCAGGGAGTCAAAGCTAATCCTATGGGAAAAAGTACAAATCTTCTTTCTTTCGGCTCAGATTTTATGCGCACATGGAGAGACATTGGATTAACTGCATTTGGTGCTCTCGTCGGTTCACCGCAAGATTTATTAAATTCTGCAGCAGGCGCCGCGGCTGGGGCTGTTGACAACTTATTACTAAAGGCAGGAATAAATGCTGCTGCTGATGCGGGTGCTGCACTTTTAGCAGAAATTCTTATCAATGGATTTGCAAGCCCACTAGCTGTAATAGAAACTATTAGAAAGTTAAAAGATCCTAATATTTCAGATGGGGCTGGGCGAACTAGTGGAATAAGTGGAATTACTTATGTGTATATTAATCCTAATATGATAGACGGGTATCAATCTGAAGAAGGAGAAAGATTTTATACCTCAAAAAGAGTCTTGGGCGTTGTTCAAAAAGAAGCTAAAGATGAACTGGGTAATAAAGTAATATACAAAGTAAAAGTTTTTGATCCTACCAACGAAAGCATAAACAAGAAAATACTTTTAGTAAGACACGAAGACATATGGAATGATCCAACAGAAACTTTTAGTAAGTCTGTATTAGGAATTGCTTATTTAGTAGCTGGATTAGATGCAGTCGGTTTGACTGACTCTTTACTAGGCGCAGTTTCTAAAAAAGGCGGTTTGGGAGCCATAGCAACAGATCTTGGTGCTGAAGTTGCTTCTTTGTTTTTAGAAAACCCAGAGTCTGCTTTTATGAGGCCAGAAGTCAACCCATTTACAAGAGCGTTTCACTCTACAAGAGGAAGAGGTCTGGCAGGTGTTGTCAAAGGTGTCACTTTTAACTGGTTAGAAGACTTTCCTTGGGAAACTGATCATAATGCCAGAGCACCTATAGGCTGCAATATTACATTTTCTTTTGATGTCATTCATGACCTTCCGCCTGGTCTGGATCATACAGGATACAATAGAGCACCACTATATAATGTTGGTGAAGTTATGCGAAATGTTGCAGGAGATGTTTATGATGATAGATTTTCTAGATCAGAAAGAAAATTTAGAGAAGGCGGAAAGTCTGTTGTAACACCTGGAAAAGTTATCACAAAGTCAGGTAAAAAGTAAAGGAGTCTAACCAATGGCCATGTCAAGATATTTAAATGTATTTGGACCTTCAAAAGGTACAAAGTCTATGAGTTTAATCAATGCGGCTATAAGAAAAGGTGTTCAGCAAGGAGTTATTAGTACACAAGAAATAATTCTAGAAGAGAATAGAAGACTAGATCAGCTTTCTGGTCAATATTACGGAACAGGATCGTACTGGTGGGTTATTGCAGCAGCAAGCGGAATTGGGTGGGGTTTGCAAGTACCTGCCGGTACTATTATTTCAGTACCTACAGACATTAATCAAATCTTGAGTTTAGTAGTATGAGTTCTAAAACAGAAAATGTAGACGTTGCTTTTCAAATGATCAATGAAGCAGTAGACGAGTATGAAAATTTTTTGCTAGGAATTCCAGAAGGAAACATCTATCAAAGAATAATGGATTTAAAAACAACAGGTTCATCAAATGATACAGGTGACAAAGAAGCAAGAAAAGTTATGTCAGCAATACTTGATAGAACAAATGGAGGACTATCGCTTAACAATATTGGTGTTGAAAGAAGCACGCTTTTCAAAGATCTACCAGGAACGTCTGAGTCTGTTATTAGTATTGTTCATGGAGATCATAGATTTGGTATCTCACAAGAACACTATGAATCGGGTCCCGGTAGTGGCGGTATTTACGTTTTGTACAAAAATTATGAAATGAATTCAGTACTAATGTATGTGGATCCTATTCAATTTAAGTCCAGAACAATTACTCCTAAAACAATACCAACGGGTTCAGAAAATACTACAAACAATCCTGATCCTAGACAGGTAACAGGCACAGAGCTTGCTGAGGGCACCCTCTATGCTCCACCAAAAGGTTTAAATGAGCTAATAGGGACTGGACCAGGCAAAAAAGGATTTAATAAAACTCAAAACCCTTCTTTTGGTGCAGTTATAGTTAGAGATCCTATTTTTGGGTTTAATTCTAGAAATGCTAATCACATGCCTGTCTTTTTAGGAGCTGTTACTCCTTTAGAAATGTCTAGATGCACACCCTACTTAGATATCAAAGTAATTACAAAAAAAAGAAGCCCGAATAGCTTTAGTAAACTAGGGATTCATAATTTTCTTAGATACGAAAAGCCTGTTCGAGACAATGAGGGCTTTTCATTATTCGAAGACTCAGTACCTGCTGGGGGAGAATTCAAAGAAGTTATTGATGGCCATTTTGATTTTATGAATGTCTTCACATCGCCTCAAACAATGGTAAATCCAGATATCAATAGAAATAAAAGATCTGCCTTGTTGACAATTTTAGGCGTTTTTGGCGTCGATACTAGAAGGCCTGATTATGATTTGGAAACTGTAAGAGACCCATTTCAACCTTTTATGACCCTTCTGTCTTTTAATGCTTCAATTACGGGCATCGGGCACGGTCTTTTAGCCACCAAAAAAGCTTCACTCAAGATTAAGCTTCATGACAAATCAAGAATGAAAGATTTGTCTGCGCTTTTATCACCTAATGAATTTTCTGGAACTAAATTTATTATTGAGCACGGGTGGAGTCATCCTGATGGCGCTGTTGATTCAAGCAACACAATAGGGAAATACTTGAACGCACTGAGAGATTTGAGTGTGTATCAGCTGGTTAATGCAGATTATTCTTTTGGAAAAGATAACTCAGTTGACATTACTCTTAATTTAGTTTGTTCAGGATTTCAGCAGCTAAAAACAATTTCAGCTGCGGGTGGAATATATACAAACTTAGATACTGTTGTTGATGAAATTCAAGAAGACATTGAAGAAGCTTTTAAAGATGAGAGTCTACAAGCAGTTCTAGGTATTGCATCTAGCAATAACGAAAGAGGTAAAAAAATAAAAGAAATTAGAGGTCAACTAAGAATAAATACAAGTGATCTAAATAGTAATTCAACTTTAGTAAAATTTGAAGATTTGCAAAAACTTAAAGAAGGACTTGAAGAACTCGCCGGCGGAGGTTCTGATAAAGAAAAAATCTTTGATGCACTTATAAGGCTAATTTATGGAATTGATGAAGGTGATTCGGTCTCAATTACAAAAATTAAAGATGCAATAAGTTCGGGTGACGATAAGTTGTTAAATGAGATTAAAGCAAATTTAGATAGCAAAAAAGTTAACGCCGGAGATATTATTTATGCAAAATTTAGATCTCTCCCTTTAGGAATCGATCCTTTTAGGGCACAAACAGTCAGATCATTTTATGAAACTGCTTTAGAAGGAAATTCTTCGCCAAAGAAAAAAGTTCATGAAGTTCCTTTAATTGGAATAGAAAAAAAGTACGGAGAAAAAGCTATAGATGATCATGTTTCTCTAGGAAAAATTATTTCTTCTTTTATAGGTTACCCCATGTCAACCTGCGGACTCTATGATGAAGTTCAACTCGTTTTTTACCCTGTCAATAATCAATCAGCAGCTGCTAGAAAACATACCACCGCAAGCTTTCCAATTAATTTAAAAGATTTAGAAAAAGAATTGCATAAAAGGACCAAGGCAGGTGAACAGTCTTTTAGAAATTTAAGTGTTCATGCATTTTTTGCAATTCTAGAAAGAATTGTGTCAAAGCAAACAGCATCTGCTTACGATTTATTTCCAGAAGATGCTGAAGGTAATACAAAGTTTACCCCATTAGAATCTTTTAGGCAAAAGTCTAGAGAAGAAAAATATAAGGAGGCTTCTGGAGCAAGCGGGTTTAACGCAAGTGAAATCGAAGCACAGGCAGCGGCTGAAGCTGAAGAAGCTGGATCTGCTATAACCGCTGACGCACTTAAAGACTTGCAAAAGTCGAAAGTTATTGAAGCTTATCAAGAATTTTTAGCAAAAGAAGTTCAGAAATTTATAGATGAAAGACTTAAAAAAGTATATGATGAAGAAGAAGTATATTTTCCAGGCTACTTTATAGACAAAGAAAAGTTTTCACTCGTAAACTTGTCAATGTTTTTTGAAACTTTTTCTCCTAAAAATAAAAATGAAGGTGGCGCTGAAAGTAAATTAGAGAAGTTTTTAGACGTATTCGGTGCTTTTGAACCAGGAAAAAGAAGAAACACAGTTGATAATGGAAAAGATGTTACAAAAACAATATTGAGAATACACATTTATGACGAAAATTCAAACATGGGACCAGATATTAGTTTATACGGTGCCAACGCTGTCAACATGAGTAAGACTGCAAATGCAAATAAATCTAATTTAGGAAATAGAGCTTTTATAAAAAGCTTAATGATGAAAAGACAACCTACTATTATTCACGGAGCTAGCTCTGGTGTTGTAAATAGCATAACAGTTTCTTCAAATACTTCTGGGCAACTTTCAAACATTCTTATGGTTGAAGCTTATGGACAGTCATTAAATGCCTCTAGTGATACAGGAGGAGAACCTGAAAGTTTTGATGAAGTTGTTATGCTTCCGACGACTATTAATTTAGAAATGATGGGTTTTCCTATGCTGGCAAGAGGACAACAAATTTTTATTGATTTTGGAACGCAAACGAGCTTAGATAACCTTTATACTGTAAAGTCTGTTGATCATGAAATACAAGCAGGATCCTATAAAACTTCTGCTATTTTAGTTGCAGCCAACCAAATGATTTTGTCTTCATTCAGAAATAGATTACAGAGTCTGATTGATAAAGCAGTAAAGGGTAATGAACCGAGCAGCAATTAGAATTGTTAATTGTAAAATATAAAATAGCAAATCAATAATAAAGCATGATTAAGCAATATAAAAGACTAAGTATTAATAAACTGAGTGTTGATAGAGCATTTGATTGTCAGTCTATTAATAAGATTATTAGTATCAATGGCGAAGGTGTAAATACTTCTATAGAAAAAATTAATCAAATTAGAAGAATTTCTAATTTAGAAAATATTTTAAACTTATTTGAATACAACCACAAAATATGCAGTATTCTAAATATTAAACAGGGTGATATTGTAAATTGGATGGAACTGATAGGAGTAGATAATTGTAAAATCTATACAAAAAATCTATTAAAAGAGTTAAGATTTTCAAATCAGTTAATAACAACTTATCACTCAGATATTCTTCCAAAAAGAATTAGCCTTTATAAAGATCTAACGTCAGTACTAGATAGTAAAGGAAATGTATTAGAAATACCCGAGTACAGTCATGCAAGTGTATCAGGAAGAACTACTATTTTGAATGGTTATAATTTTCTAACTTCTACAAAAGAATTTAGAAAAAGTTGTACTTCTATAAATTCAGAGCACTTAGTGAGTATTGATTTTAAAGCATGTGAACCTAATCTCTATCTGAGAGCTATCGGTAAAAAAATAAAAAATTCAGATGTTTACAATCACCTAATGAATGAGTTAAATATAAAAGTTGATAACAGAGCACAGTTAAAAAGAGGCATACTTTCAGTTTTGTACGGAGCATCAGATGATACAGCAAAAAGAATATTGGGAGGGAATAAATCAACTTTAGAAGATATTAAACAATTTTTTGAGATAGAAGAAAAAACAAAAGAACTTCAGAAAGAGTTTGATAAGCAAGGTTTTATATTTAACATGTATGGCAGACCAATTTTCTCAGACAAAAGTATTTTAAATAAATGGATTCAATCTTCAGCAGTTGATTTTTGTAGTCTAGCTTTTCTAGATTTTTCTAGAAAAAACAATCTCCGTGTTGCTTATCTCATTCATGACGACATGGTAGTAAACTGCAGTAAAAAAGAATTTCAAAAAATTAATTCAGAAAAATCTTTGCAAGATCCTCTAACTAAAATTAGCCTACCTGTAGAAATTACTATTTTGTCATGATATTTATTTTGTGAAAAAAAGTAAACTAAAAGAGTATTACGGAACCCAGCGACCTTCTTACGCTGGTGGGCCAGGCGTAGGAAGTAACTTCTATAGCGGAAAAGATCTAGGTATTCATAGTAAAGGAAGCTTGGGTACCCGAGGCGCAGACTCTAATTTTTCGAGGATTGTAATGCAAAGAATTGTCCCAAATGATTATTATGAATTGTCAGAAGAAGATGAAGAATTAATTGATGAAGATGTCGTAGTTGAAAATTCAAAATATTCTTTAGAAAAAACACTTGAGATTGTAAAAGAATGGGTAGAAGGACCAGATGGTGTTTACGATCCTGAAGAAGGTGACGTAGAAGATATAGTTGCATTAACTAAGTCTGAAGAGTCTTGGAAAGATTTGGCACTTGACGTTGTTTTAGATACAAAAGCAGCTGGGAGCCTTACACAAAAGTTTTTGAAAGCAGCTAAAAATAAAGCTCCTGGAGTCAGCGAAATGGCTTCAATATACGCTTTTATAAAGTCTTACTTAAAAGTTTCTAAAAACGCTGACAAGCTTATAAAAATAAGCGACGAATTAGACAAAGTATTAGAAAAAACGCCTATGGGAGAAATGGTCCCCCAAAAACAAAAATATATTCAGCGATTTGTAAGTGGAATAAAAGAAGTAGAGAAATTACAAAGCTCTATATACGAAAGTATAGGCGAAATGGCTGAACATCTTATCAAGCTTTTACCGACAGAATATGGAACTGGAGCCGCCGGAGGAGCCGCAACCGCGCTTGGCGGACCTGCTGCAGCAGGCGGCATGTCAGCTGGTTACTTGTTAGGAAAACAACTTGAAGGCATGACAGCAACTGGGATAGGTGAATTAATAGAAGATTTTGTACAAACCTTTGTCGAGTCTCAAGAAGTTTCAGATTCACAATCATTTACCGAGTGGTTGACAAAAAATGACAATCCTAATTCTATCGGGCTAAGAATTTTAATATTTTTTACTGATATGTTTACTTTTCCTGGATCAAAAATACTTGAATGGTTTCCAGGAATAGGAGGCGTGATTCTAATAAATAGAGTTTTAGATGGTCTTCTAAAAGGTGCTAAAGTTCAAAATATTTTGGTAAAAAAGATTAATCAACTTAAAAATCCAGAATTAGTATTTGATGATGCTGACTTAGAAATGAGTGATAGTACAGAACTATCGAGTAGTTCTGATTCGTTATCAAATGCAGGTACATTTTTAAGAAAGCTTTTTGTTTCTAAGCCTAGCGATACTGCTTTATTTGCAGAAAGTTTAAATAATAGATCGTTGGCATATCTAATAGAAGAAAAAGATTCTGTTTTAGATGAAGATTTAGAAGAAGAAATAGCAGAGATAGAAGAGTTTTCTGCCGCCGGTGGTGTTGCAATCGGAACACTTCCTCTAGGCGCTTCTACTAAAGGTCCAAAAGGAGCACATAGCAGCACAAGAGGCGGCAAGGCTTTCCCATACAGTAAAAATTCTAGAAATAAATTTAAAAATTACGCTAAAAAGACTTTTGGTGGCAAATAATTTTGTAAACAAACACTCTTTTATGTATAATGCTTAAGCAATTAAACATTGCAACTTACAAATTGCACATTATACAAAGGAGTTAAAAATGGCAGTTGATTTTGAAGCAATTAAAGCAAAGCTAGCCCGTTTAAGCGGAGCAAATACAAATCGCAATATTACCTGGAAGCCTGAAGAGGGAGAAGAATATACAGTTCGTCTTATTGCTTTCCCCGACAACAATGGTCAGCCTTTTAAAGAAATTCAGTGGTATTATAACATTCCTGGCACGCGCGGAATTGTGGCACCTTTTCAATTCGGAAAAAAAGATCCTGTACAAGAGTTAATTACCAAACTTCGTGAAGAAGGAACTAAAGAGTCTTATGAAATGGCTAAGAAGCTCTATCCTAATATGAGAACATATGCAGCTGTTGTTGTCCGTGGACAAGAAGCTGAGGGCGTGAAGATTTGGAGTTTCGGAAAGACTGTTTATCAAAAGCTTCTTGGTCTAATGCTAGACGAAGATTATGGTGATGTTACTGATCCTCTTACGGGCCGCGATATCAAAGTTGTCTGTACTAAACCTCCGGGAAAGAAGTACGCAATGACTGATGTTATGCCTCGAGGAAAATCTACTAAACTTTCTACAAACAGTAAAACTTCTGAAGAGTGGCTTAGTAATATTCCAAAAGTAGAAGATTTGTACACTTTGAAGTCTTACGATGAAATTTCTGGAGCACTTGAGCGCTGGATTAACGGAGACGATGAAAGTGTCGAAAGCGAAGGAACAGAGCATCCCACATCTTCGTCTAGTGATACTAGTAATGATGCAAGTAATGATGCAAGTTCTTCTAGAAGCGATTATGATAGTCTCGACGATGCATTTGCTGACTTGATGGATTAATTATTCTAATAAAACTTTAGATTTGGCGAGCAAGAAATTGCTCGCCATTTTTGTGTAAATGATCAATAAGCTGTGTAGACTTTATAAGAAAGGAGCATTTATGAAAAATGATGATAATGATAATTTTACTAAAGATTTAATCAAGTCTCTTAATAAAGAGCAAGGCACACGTATAGCTTATAATCTCTCGGAAGATGAAAGTCCTACGCATGTCAAACGTTGGATTAGCACAGGATCAAGAATGCTTGATTGGATTTGTGCAAATAAAAAAAATGGAGGATTACCAGAAGGTAGAATTGTAGAAATTTTTGGACCACCTAGCATTGGTAAGTCACACATAGCAACTCAAATTGCCAGATCTACCCAGAAAATGGGAGGAATTGTTGTATATATCGATACTGAGAATGCAACTTCTGTAGAAAACCTTCAGGTGTTAGGTGTTGATGTTTCTAAACGTTTTGTATATGTTGATACACATTGCACAGAGGAAGTCCTTTCAATTGCAGAAAAGACTATTTTGAAAGCTAAAGCACTTGATAAAGATGTTCCTGTAACTGTCATTTGGGATTCTGTTGCTGCTTCATCTCCCAAAGCAGAACTATTAGGAGACTATGACAAAGAAAGCATTGGCTTACAAGCAAGAGCAATAAGTAAAGGAATGAGAAAGATTACAGGTGTTATTGGACAAACCAATAGTTTATTTGTAATTCTCAATCAGATTAGAACAAATGTAGGAGTTTTGTATGGAGATCCTGATACTACACCCGGAGGTAAGGCGATCCCTTTTCACTCATCTATACGAATCAAATTAGGTGCAGGACAACAAATCAAAGATGGAGATGATGTCATTGGTATTCAAGTTTGGGCAAAAACTGTTAAGAATAAAGTAGCACCTCCTTTTAGAAAATCTCATTTTCAAATTCATTTTGGAAAAGGTATCGTTGAACACGAAGAGCTATTTGATCTCTTAAGAAAACACTGTTCAAGCAGTGATGTCGTACACGAAAATTTGATGTATAACATCACAGGATCAGGTGGGTGGAAAGAAATAAGCATCACTGATACTCTCACCGGTGAAGTTGTTGCAGATAAAAAATTTAGAAAGTCATCATTTAATGAAATTCTTGAAGATGAAGAATGGATAGAAGCAATTGATATTCTAACGGAAGCTGCAATGAAAAAGAAGCTAGGATCTATCGAAGGTGTAGACATTGATCCTGAGTCTTATGAAGAAGTTCAAGCTTTGGCTAGCGAATTAGAAATGGATCTAGATATAGATGTATAAAGATAGAGTCATACTTGTAGACGGCTTAAATTTGTTTACAAGGCACTTTATGGCAAACCCTACGATGTCTGAAAACGGCGATCACGTCGGAGGCATCGTAGGGTTTTTTAATGCTACGATGCGTCTTATAGAAAAATGCAAGCCCGAAGGAGTTGTTGTTGTCTGGGAAGGCGGAGGGTCTGTTAAAAAGCGAGGTCTATACAAAGATTATAAGCAAAAGTCAAAACCTCAAAACTTAAACAGATTTTATGAAGATGATATTCCTTCAACTTATCAGAATAGAAATAATCAAATAAAAACCCTTATTGGACTTTTATCTAAAGTACCCATTTGTCAAACTTATATTGAAGAAGCAGAAGCCGATGATGCAATTGGGTACATGTGCAAATATTTACTCAAAGATAAAAATAAAATCATAGTCTCTTCAGACCATGATTTCTATCAACTTATAGATGAAAAGACAATTATTTGGTCGCCCACTGTAAGAGACTTTGTTAATGAATCAAAAGTCTTAGATAGATTTGGTGTTCATCCTGCAAATTTTTATCTTGCAAAGAGCATTGTAGGAGACACTTCAGACAACATTCCTGGCGTCAAAGGTGTAGGATATAAGACACTGGCTAAGAGGTTCCAGAAGTTCACAGAGGGATCGGAATACCTACTCTCAGACCTGCTAATAGAGGCAAAGGTAAATGCAGTTCCTAAATCTCCTAGAATATTTCACAATATTGTAAATGAAGAGACTTTAATAAAAAGAAATATAAGGCTAGTACTTTTAGACTCTAATAATTTAAGCATTTCACAGATACAAAAGCTTGAAAATGATATTGAAAATTTTGCTCCTACATGGGATAATATAGGTGTACACAAAATCTTAAAGGAATCAACTATTACTTCAATTGATATCCAAAGATGGAGTTATCTTCTAAAAAACCTAAAAAAGGGCACAATTAAATGAGTTATGAAAATCACTTTTCTAAGTACGGAAAAGACTTTCAAGAAAAAATCTTTCAATCATTAATGACCGACCGGCAGTGGGCAACTCAAATGGTTGAAGTAATGACACACGATTATTTTGAGTTAAAATATCTGCAATATTTGTGTAATAGATTTTTTGGCTTCTACTTGAAGTATAAGAGCTTTCCTACAATGAAAATTCTTGTCTCTATTATTAGAGATGAATTGACTGAAGGTGATGATGTAATTTTAAAAGGTCAAGTTATTGAGTTTCTTTCTAGAATTAAGTCTTCTCCTGAGCTAGGTGATTTAGAATATGTAAAAGAAAAAACGCTCGATTTTTGCAAAAAGCAAGTTCTACAACAAGCTCTTGAAGAAAGCGTGAAAGCTATTCAGGCAGAAAACTACGAAGGTGTCTTGAATATTATGAAAGACGCTGTATCAAAAGGTAGTGGTTCTTCTGTTGGTCACGAGTTCTTTAAAGATCACGAAGCAAGATTTGCAAAAATCAATCGTATCTGCTGCCCTACCGGTATACACCATCTTGATGCAAAAGATGTTTTTAACGGAGGACTTTCAAGAGGAGAGATTGGGGTTGTTGTTGCACCAACAGGTGTAGGTAAATCTCACTGGCTTGTTGCAATGGGTGCCGAAGCTCTTAAGCGTGGCAAAAATGTTATTCATTACACATTTGAGCTGTCTGAGACAGCTGTAGGTATTAGATACGATAGTAATCTTACAGGAATTAATTCTTCAGATATTATTGAAAACAAAGAAAAAGTGTTAACGCACTATGAACAAAACGACTTCGGAAGACTAATTATTAAACAGTACCCAACAGGAACTGCAAGTATTGTGACGCTTAGAAATCATATTGAAAAGCTAGCAATGAAAGACTTTATTCCATCTCTTATAGTTATTGACTATGCAGATATTATGAGGTCTACAAGACAGTTTGATTCTCTTAGACATGAACTTAAATTGGTATATGAGGAGCTTAGAAATCTTGCAATGGAAATGAATATTCCTGTATGGACAGCATCGCAAGCCAATAGAGACGCTTCAAACTCTGAAGTTGTTGGCCTCGAAAATATGTCCGAAGCTTACAGCAAAGCTATGGTTGCTGACATTGTCGTTTCTATCTCTAGAAAGCCCACAGAGAAAGCTTCTGGCATGGGAAGACTATTTGTTGCTAAAAATCGCGCCGGAAAAGATGGAATTCTTTTTCCAATTAAAATCGATACAGCACGTTCTAGAATAGACGTTATTGAAGACCCAAGTCAAATGTCTCTTGTAGATATTTATGAATCTCATAATACAGGAACAAAAGACATGTTAAAATCTAAATGGAAAGAAATTACAGCAAGCAAATAAGAGAAAACAATGACCTATACACACGAACAAGTAATTAAATCTTCAACAGACTATTTTCAAGGAGATGAGCTGGCTGCCAATGTCTTTGCTGGAAAATATGCACTTCAAGATTTAGATGGAAACTACCTAGAGTCTAACCCGGGTGACATGCACAAACGTCTTGCTAGCGAATTTGCAAGAATTGAGCAAAAATATTCAAATCCTATGTCTGAAGAAGAAATTTACAGCTTATTTAAAGACTTCAAGTACGTCGTACCTCAAGGCTCACCTATGAGCGGAATTGGTAATGACTACCAGATACAGTCTATATCAAACTGCTTTGTGATTTCTTCTCCAGAAGATAGCTACGGTGGTATTCTTAAGACTGACCAAGAACAAGTTCAAATTATGAAGCGAAGAGGAGGCGTTGGGTTTGATGTCTCTAATATTCGACCAAAAAATCTTGCAACATCAAATGCTGCAAAAACAACTTCTGGTCTAGAAGTATTCTTAGACCGATTTTCAAATTCATGCCGCGAAGTAGCACAAGGCGGCAGACGTGGTGCACTAATGATTTCTCTTTCAGTGCACCACCCACAAATTAGAGATTTTATTAAAATTAAGAGAGATCTGACACGTGTAACCGGCGCAAACATCTCAATTCGCTTAAGCGAGGAATTTATGCGCGCAGTCCGAGGGGGTGATCCAATACAACTGCGTTTCCCTGTAGATGCCAAAGAGCCCATTGTAGAAGAGTGGGTTAGTGCCCAAGATCTTTGGCATGAGATTGTTGAGTCCGCACACGCGTCAGCCGAGCCTGGCCTTCTGTTTTGGGATACAGCGAAGAGAATGACTCCGTCTGATATTTACGAAGCAGAAGGCTTTGGCTCAACCTCTACGAATCCTTGCGGCGAAATTATTCTGTCACCTTATGACAGCTGTCGTCTAATGCTAGTTAATCTCACTTCTTTTGTCAAGAATGCCTGGACAGACAGAGCTGAGTTTGACTTTACACACTTTGGAGAAGTTGCACAAAAAGCACAGCGTCTAATGGACGACATGATCGATCTTGAAATAGAAAAAATTGACAAGATTCTTGCCAAGATCGAATCAGACCCAGAATCACTAGATGCTAAACAGCCAGAGATGAATCTATGGAATACTGTAAGAGCACAAGCAGTTAATGGTCGCAGAACTGGCTTGGGTATTACAGGTATCGGTGATGCTTTCGCGATGTTAGGTATTACATATGGTAGCCAAGAAAGCATTGAAATGACTGAAGCAATTTACAAGTCTCTTGCTGTCAATTCATATGTTTCTTCAATGTTTATGGCCAAAGAGCGAGGATCTTTTGGCGTACATGATGCTAATAGAGAAGAAGATCATCCTTTCTTAAATAGAATCTTTGATGCAATTGATGAGACAGATCTTCTTCAAGGTGTAATGGTCGAAAGACTTACTTCTAGAGAGTGGAATAGAAGATGGGGCCGCAGAAATATTGCTAATACTACAACAGCACCTGCAGGTTCAGTATCTGTTCTTACTCAGACAACAAGCGGGATTGAGCCAGCATTTATGCTTCACTACACTCGTCGCAAGAAAATTAATCCAAATGACAAGGATGCAAGAGTTGATTTTGTTGATGAGCTAGGTGATAAATGGTCAGAGTTTTCAGTTTATCATCATGGATTTAAAAACTGGCTTGAAAGTTTAGAAAAAGCTTCTTCAGACATTAAAGAAATGATTGATATAAGTCCATACGCTGGAGCAACTGCTAATGAAATCGATTGGGTTTCTAAGGTAGATTTGCAGGCCGCAGCCCAGAAGTGGGTGTGCCACGCAATTTCGAATTGCGTTCCAAAAGATACGCTAATAACAACTGATAAAGGCTTGTTGTATTATGATGAAATTGTGGACATATCAGAACACGGCGATGGTTTTCAAGAGTACCGGTCTGAGATTAAGGTAAAAACAATGAGCGGTGAGTTTGTGCTGCCGGATCAAACATATAACAACGGTGTAAAAGAAATCGTAAAAATTAAATTTTCTAATGGCGTAGAGCTGAAGTGTACACCTAACGAACCAATCGCATGTTTTATTGATGGTCGGCAAGTATGGGTCAATGCTTCTGATTTGATTGCCGGGGATATTGTGCTAAAATAATTGGAATATTTTTTGTCATGCTATATTTATTGTTAGACATGGCATGACAAAGGAGCTTCTATATGAAAAAATATTCTGGCAGGTTTATTAAAGTGATGGTTGCAACAATCTCAAATCATGATCAATTAGAAAAATCTTTAGTTGAAAAATGGGATCATTCTTCTCTCAAAAAGAGATATTCGGATATCCGAGCAGCTTCTACAAAAAAGTCTTATTCAAAATGGAAAGCTAGCATGGATAAAAAAGAAACTACATTCTCTGGTAGAGCAAAAGCCGGCATGATAAAGTGGTCTATCAAAAATGGTGCCACCGGCACAGAAGAAGAATTGTTAGAATATGCCAGAGATAACATGAAAGGAAAAGACCATGGTTCCAAATGCATGCAAGGGATTCATGCAATTCATGGTGATATTGCTAGTGAATATAATCGTAGGATGAAATTAAAAATAGCTAGATACTACGATATATCTGCCACTTCTGTTGACCAAGAAAAAATTAATAAATATTATAGTGATATTAAGTTTGGAAATCAAGATGCCCTTGAATGGAAAAGATCACACCTAGATGTTTTATGTAGGGATGCACCGCCCGAAGAAGTTGAAAAGCTGTATTCTGAATATTTGTCAGATCGATTCAAATCTTCAATGCTGCAGACCCAAAATGGGTATTTAAGGACTACTAGAGAATGGTATCAATTTGAGAATATTGACAGAAAGCTTTTCTGCAGATCTTCTTGGGAGATAGAGTTTTGCAAAATATGTGATATATTTCTTAAGGAAGGAATAATAAAAGACATTTCTACACCAGATAGAATTAAGTACTTTCGATCTGATATATTACAGTGGCGACACTACTATCCAGACTTTAAAATTGAAACTGGCAACAGGACCTTCATTATCGAGATAAAGCCTTTTTTCAAATGTAGTGATCAACAAAACTTAGACAAATTTTCTAGAGCAAAAGAGATATATCATGATTCTTTTGTAATTGTTACGGAATACGAATTAAAATTAGAAAAACTTAAAAAATTATATAACGGGGAGAAACAATGGAATTTATAAAATCAGGAAGATTACCAATTGAGGCAAGAACAACAATTGAAAATGCTTCAAAATTTTTATCATGGGTAGAAAGTGAATTTACCAAGGAACAGGTATCAAATCCTGATGTGTATACCCTAGCATCTTGGGCAAATTATCCGCTTTTCAATAATTCTGGTCTGGCTGCAGATCACTTGGTTGTAGAGTCAGTTGAAAATATCGGTTTAGAGCAGACTTATGATTTTTCAATCCCAGAACACCACAATTACATCGCAAATACTGTAGTTTGCCATAACACTACGAACCTTCCTGCTGATATTGATGTAGAGACTGTTAAGCAAGTTTATATGCGCGGATGGGAAAGTGGGTGTAAAGGTGTAACAGTCTATCGTGACGGGTCCAGATCAGGTGTCCTTGTTAGTAGCGAAACTTCAAAACCTAAAGATCGTGCAGATATGAAGTTTGTTGACAACACAGCACCAAAGAGACCTGAATCACTACCTTGTGAAATTCATCATGCAACGATCAAGGGCGAAAAATGGACGCTCTTAATTGGGTTAATGGATGGGCGTCCTTACGAAGTTATTGGAGGATTGAGCAAATATGTAGAAATTCCAAGAAAGCACATACTTGGTGAACTTCGTCGTAGACAAAGAAAAACAATGCTTTCTAAGTATGATCTATACTGCGGAGAAGGTGAAGAAGAATTTGCAATCAAAGACGTTGTATCTGTCTTTGACAATCCAAATTATGCAGGATACACAAGAACAATTTCACTTGCATTGAGACACGGCGCACCAATTCAGTATATTGTTGAGCAACTTCAAAAAGATAAA